ACGGAAATCTGACGTTATATGAAACTGTGGTTTCTGTCATATAATGTAAATAGAACCAATCGACTTGAACGCTGGGTGTCGGCAGATAGTTTAAATTAAATCCTCTAGGGACTCCGACAGAAATGCGCGGTTGAAGGTTCCGATTTGCTTCGTGCAAGAAAAAGGATAGGGCATCCCAAATATGATCAACAGCGATAAGTAATACGATTGTATTACTACAATTAAAAAACCCGTCCTATTTGATACAATAGTATCACTTAGGGCATCACGAATAACTTGAGAAAAGTAAACAATACAAGGAGATTGCAATGCTTACATGTTTGATAGTTGCAGGATCATTATGGGTAGGTGATGAGAGTAGAATGTTTCCAACACAAGGGTCGTATTATTTCCATAGATTCAAAGAAACCATAAAGGTATATGGTGCTGATGGTGCCAGATACGGTAGTTTCATTATTCCAAAAGAATTTGATGGGGAAACTATCATGACAGTTTTCAAGAATTGTTCTAAATAGAGTTTTGCGAGAGTAGCTTAGTGGTAGAGCAAGACGCTCATAACGTCCAGGTCGTAGGTTCGATCCCTACCTCTCGCACCAAATTTATATATATAAATAGCAGCATAGAAATCAATAAAGGATATTTCAAATGGCAATCAAACCCCCCGCATGGGCGAAAGGTGCACATCCGACTACTAATGGTTGGATGAAAGGTAGAGAACTTCTTGTAGCAAGAAAGATATCTCAAGCAGAAATTGATGAGTGGAATGGTATTGCACCAGCACCCAAAGCAGCACCAGCACCCAAAGCAGCACCAACTGCGCCAGTAGTGGTAACTAAAACAAACGATCAAATGCTTTCAACTCCAGAGACAATTATTCCTATTGATATGTTTAATAATAAAAGTCAGAAGCATGAAGAAGAAGTTTCTTCTGACATTGATAATATGTCAAAAAGAGAACTGGAAGTATTTGCACGAACTAAGGGCGTGGAACTAGACCGCCGCCATAGTAAAAAATCACTACTCAGTCTTGTAAAAGGTATTGTGGGATAGTCTTATGGATGTTAAGGGACCAGCATTTTCACATAATTATGCAAGTCAACCACTTGAATTGATTGTAAAAACGCAACAAGCAAAGGATTTTCATATGGATCAGGTAGATAAGCAGAGGCGATTTGTCGAGCAAACTGTATCTGATCCATATAAAATGCTCAGACAATCTTATGAAGGTTCTCACGGCACATATGATGCTGGGGGTAAAAAGGTATCGAAACCAGTGTTTGAATCAAATGCTGACAATGTAAAAAGTGTGGATATTAAAGCATAATATGCTGAAAGTTTAAAGTATGGAAGAATCTAGGTTAATTTTAATAACAGATTTTATTGAACAAAAATTGAGAAAAGAAAAAGAGTTAGAATATTACTTGGACGAACTCAAAAAATTACAGATGAAAATTGGGTATCTGGAGCGTGAGGTTGGATTGACTAACCAGATTATTGATATGATTAAGACTGAGCAAGTCTACGATATTAAAGAAAAAATGATTTCCAACACCAATGTTAAAACTATATCAAAGGACTGAAAATATGCCGATAGAATCTTTACCCTTAGATGGACCACTTAAAATGGCAAGTGAGGAAAATACTGATAAAACCCTACGGCAAGAATTGGTTACATATATGAAACGTGATGGTTTTATTATCAGGCATACTGTAGTTCGAGTATTTACAAATAATGACTACATTGACCATAAAACCAGTATGGTTCTTGATCCAGAATAAATTATAAAAACAGGAGAGTAGCAATGCGTGAACTATTATTAAAAGCGTTCAAGAGTCATACTCAAGGACACATTGATAAGCACCTAGCAAATGTAGAAGTATACCTGCATAACGCAGCAGGTGTAGGGGAACATCCAGATATCATTGAAGCAATGGAAATGGAGATGAATGAAGTTGCAAAATATCATGATATGATGGAAATGACTGAGAAATACTTTGCTCCAATCGAATAAAGATATTATTAAAAATGGAATTAATAATTGTTGGGTGTCACCTATATTAAAAACTTCAATAACCAAAGATGAGTGTAGTCAATTATTTACCGATATCATGATTGCCCACAGCGTTGATTCTAAAAGTGGAGATAAAAAAAGAAAAGAATTTAAAGGGTTATGTGATAAATCTGATAAAAATATGCATATTGGAAAAATTGATATAAAGGAAGATTTGTTACTTAGAACTTGTGCTGATAGATTTTTTGGAGAATACTTTGATAAAGTATTAAATTTAAAGTTAAAAGATTTTGATTATAGATATTCATCCGCTTTTAATATTAATCGCGGTAATGGGTCGATGCCAATTCATCAACATCAAGAGGTTGATTTTATTTCAGTTGTTTATTTATATGCAGAGGCAGACGATGGACAAATAGTTCTACATGATCCAAGATGGGCAATAGCATCTAAAGGTTATAAAACTGAATTTTTAGATCATTATGGTGCTATAGAATTCACACCAAAAACTGGAGATGTTCTTGTGATGCCAGCGTACATTTACCACTCAGTTAAACAAAGTTTAGCACCGCTGAGAGTTTCTATGCCTATAGACTTAATTATTAATTCAAATGATGAGGAAATACAAAATGAAATATGTTATTGATATTGATGGAACGATTTGTAATGAGGTAATGAATACAGATGGTACTAAAAATTATGCACTACATGAACCTATGCCAGACCGTATTGCCAAAGTAAACGCACTATATGATGCTGGTCATACAATTAAATATATGACCGCAAGAGGTGCTGTAAGTAAAGTTGATTATTATGATTTGACTTCAGTTCAACTTAAAAAATGGGGTGCCAATTATCATGAGTTAAGTGTTGGCGAAAAAGAGCATTACGATGTTTGGATTGATGATAAAGCGTTTTGGTCTGAAAACTTCTTTAGAAACACTGGCGAGACATACGAGTGACATAACGTAACATACCATAATGAAATAGATATATTTGGTATAAATATTACTATATGCATGGGGTTTTAAATTATGATTTTAACAGACCAAACAGAAGCAGAAAGATATCGCAAAATTCTCCTAGCACAGGCATCTCAAATCGAGATACTGAAACAACAACTCCAGCAAGAAACTACAGAAAAATATAGTTACATTAAAAGAATTGCTGAGTTACTAGAAACGGAGTAATAAAACTATGAAGAAATTTGTGACTTTCTTAGGGTTTAGTGTTTTATCTTTTTTTATGATTACTTATACCAGTGTTGCACAAGAATCAAACGATAAAATCCCTAATCCTCTTGTGCGCCCTATGCCTGAACCTGACACTTCTACTCAAACTGCTGTTGCTATACGAAGCATTTGTGACCAACCCCAAAAAATATTATCAGTAATTGAGGGGTATGATGAAATAAAATTATTCGATGCTTTTGGTATGACCTTTGTAGTCCCGCCAAATATGCCGCCCAGATATGCCAGACAATTAAATGGTATTGCTTCAATGTATGTCAACTCTAATACTGGGACATATTCTATTATTTTTTCTGGTGAAGGTTTTTCATGTTTAATCCTCAACGGTAATAAATTTACTCCAGGAGGAATGGATCAATGACCTATTCGGCATGGATACTTTACTCATTGTTTAGTCTAAATGTTGATGGTCAAGCATATGTTGTTCAAGGACATATGTTCAAAACTTCTCAAGAATGTGTTACATATGGAAAAACTTATATAAAACGACTTGGTGAAACGATGACTAACGATCTAACCAATAGGTATGGTTCTGGGAATTACATTCCACTAGAAATAGGTTGTGTTCCAAAAAACTCTGAGGGTGTCGATGATCCATCTAAGCGTATACCCCTTGTCAGGATGCCAAGGGAAATGTATCCGAAGATAGAAGATCAAGGTGTTATGTTATAAAATGTTGTATGGCATGATTATTTCTTGGATTAATTTTATAAAAAGAAATATTCTTCGCCCTAAAACTAATCCTAAATTTTTAAGGGAATTGTCAGATATGTACCATAAAGAAAGAACTGACAATTTTAGAGAGAACCTAAGAACTATGCTAGAAAGAGATAGAGAAATCGAACATATAATTAAAAACCAACAGCAAGAATCTTATCACAATTATATTGCGCGAAGATTAAAGGAAACTGAAAATGAGTGATGATATTTTTGACTTTGGATTTACAGCAGTTACTGAAGATGAGTTAGAGACAGTACAAGAACTCACTCAAAAATCCACATCAAGTGCTGAAAACCTAGATGCAGTTCAAGATAAAATTGACCAACTGTATAATGCCATAATCCCATTACTTAATAATCTGAAGAAGAATCCAGAAAAAGATTATATCCATTGGCCAGACAGACTCAACAAAGTAGAACAGTTTGATGATATGTTGACAAAGATTTACAAGTCATAGGTTTGCTAAATTCTTTTGTTATAAATACAATATAACAACCATTGTCAGATAGGAAGAAATCCAAATGAAAAAATTTAATACTTTTATTGCAGAAAGATTTGTGAACGCTCTTCCAAATGATACTGAACTCAAGAGAAAATGGGTTGATGATGTTTGGGACTTGTTGCAAAAGTCTTACGCTGAAATTGGTGGTATTAAAGGTAATGGTTTTCAAGACAAAGAAGCAATGATTGCTAAAATTCCCATGTGGAAAATGGCGGTAAAAGATGGTAAGTTACTTGCTGTAATTCTTTATAAAGACAAAGGTGGTAGAAAATCGGTTGCTATGGGTGCAGAAGGCACCGATCAGGCAAAGGCAATTGTCTCGAATATGTTCCAGCAAGAAGTCAAAAGAGCATATGGAGAGAAAAGTAAAAAGGCACTTGGCGCAATGATGAAATCAATGCCTTGGGATGTGATTCAACCTTTTCTTATGACGCCAGAGCAAGTAAAGAGAACATCTGGTGATGATGTTCAACCTGTAGCAAAAATGAAAACTAGTGATTTACCTAAAGATGCTCAGTTTACACTTGATAAGTATCCTATGCTAAAACCTTACGGATATCTTCGCGCCCTTGGCGATGAAATGATTTTCAAAGTTTCTTTAGGATCACCTGGTAAAAAAATCAAATAGAAAAACCCCTTGACAGGGTAATCATATAACCCTATTCTGTACTTGAAGGTAGAATCATTAGTTACTGAAACGAAATTAGTATCAGTAGTTGACAGTCTCTAATTTTTATACTAGATTGTAGAAGTAACGAATCAGAGAGAGATTATGAATATATTATATATCCACGGTTGGGGCAGCAAGTTTGACTCTTCCAACGATAAAGTGACGTTGTTGTCAAACTGCGGTGAAGTTTTTGGGGTCAATGTTGACTATACCAAAACCTTTGAGCAAATCAAAGAAACAGTCTATAACGCAATGGTTGCAAATAAGATTGATTTAATCGTTGGCACCTCTATGGGTGGTTACATGGCACATAAGATGGGTACTGAATGTTCTGTTCCCTATGTTATGATCAATCCTGCCACTGATCCTGCAACAACTCTTCAAAAGTATCTTGGTAGTGGTGTTGATTATTATAATCAAAAATACACTCTTCATGAGGATACATTGACCTCTTTCCCACCTATGTCAGATTCAGAAAATGTTCCAGCATTACTGCTGTTAGATATGGATGATGATGTTTGTGACGCAAACAATACAAATCAAATCTTTAAGACTAGCAAATGCGTTACCACCAATACTTGGACTAATGGTTCCCATAGGTTTGATCACATGGAAGAATCTATCCCTCTGATCAATGCATTTGAGGGTAAAAATCTTTCATATGGATTTGGTGCTAATTAGTGTATTGACACCATTCAGAAGTTACGTTAGATTATAAGAGTAAAGAGAATCACTTATGAGGTTACAATGCTCGTTTATCAATCATACCACCAACCAGTTGTAGACGCCCTGAAGCAAAATAACTGGGATCAGTCGGACATTCGTTCTTATCTGAATTATTTAGAAAAGAAAGATATACTTATCAGTTCAGGTCGTAAGCACGGCGAACATTCACGCGATAGTGATCGTTCTAAAGTCTATAACTCTGAATTCAAGTATGAGCGTACCTATGGACAGGGCAGAGAGTTTAAGACACTAGCAGCAGCACAAAAATACTGCGATATGGTACTTAGATCACCTCTTTGGAAAAAATTAACAAAAGATGTCACCAGTATTGCCATTGGCACTTGTAAAGGTCATAGGATTGCTGGTCGTGCTTGGAGAAACAATATCGATCTGAACATCATGCATGGTATGACACAATATGTTCTACTTCATGAAATGGCGCACTGCGCTGGAAATATGCACCATGATACTCAGTTTCGTATCGATTTGGTGAAACTTGTTTCTCGCTTTATTGGTAAAGAGCAAGCAGAATATCTTAAATCATGTTTCAAAGAAAAGAAACTAAAATTGAAGATCAATACCAATATTATGAAACCTGATGTTTGGATTAAGATGCATAACAGAATGGAACTGGCAAGAGATAAAAAAACACTATCTTCTCTTGACATGGCAGCATAATATTATTAGATTATAAGAGTAAAGAGAATCAATAGAGAAAGTTAGTTTAATGGATGAGTATCGTGAAATCGCAATTATGTTACGGACACTGCTGCGTAACTCTGGTGCTGAGACACCAGAACATCCAATCCCAGCAATGCAAATTCTGGGTATCGCTGAGACCATCGAAGAAATGGCAGACGATATTGAGATGAAACTGATAATAGAAATGCAGAGGAATTGGGCATGAGTTTTACCACAATTCCTAGCACTAACACTACTAAATATGATGAGAGGCATGGTGGTCCATTCGATAGAGGTAGTGCTGATTCATACTACCGTAGAACACCTCGCCCACATTATTTTACTGGTGCCACTGGATGTGGTAGTGAAATCACAGATCAACAAATGACTACTGAAGAGATTGGTGCTTACTGGGCAGGTTACGATGATAACCAAAGCAGTGGATTTTTTAAGGAGTGGTGAAATGGGAATATACCGTCACGATAACCTAATATTAGATTTAACTGGACCTAGTAACTCTAAGTCGAGAGTATATCGTGATGGTATTTTAATTTTCCAAGGACAAAGTTCACATGCAGTTCCTATGTTTGTGAAAGAATGTAACAGTGAAGACGTAACTCGCAAATTTTATTCAAAAAACGCTAGACAAAATTTGGCAAATGAGTTATAATGGTTTAATTAATGATTCGGAGAAAAGTATGAAAACGGCAACTACTCAAGCAGATCGAATGGCACTAATCGCAGAGGTACATCAGAGATCAATAAAATTAAAGAAGTTGAAGGGAAGAGTCAAAACCCGCCCTCAAGTAAATCGAGAGTTTGTTAAACCCCTAGTAAACAAAACTGATCTTGATGATAATAATATCAATCACTATACTGATGCCAGTAAATACGCAAAAGAATATTATGGTGATATTTTATATGAAACGAGGCGTTTTGATAATCCTGGAATTGGTGAAGATTGGGGTGACTATTAATGATCATCAATACCCATGGTTTTGAGGTAGAAGAAAATGAACACGCTGGTGAGAAAAGAGTCTATACTGATATCATCCCGCGCCCAGAACTATCTGAATTTGTTCGATCACTTAAAAATCAAGCGGGTGAAGAATGGAAGTCCAGATGCACTGAGCATTATGCTTGGAAAGCAGCAGACCACATAATCGAACTTGAAAAGAAAATAGATTTCTATGAAAGTTTAATTCGTAAATATCATTTAGATAATGATGCGTTTACTGGAGCAACAACATGACAATGCACTTGATTCAAGGAATGACATCTAACAGCACTAAAAAACGTAAATTGAAACGAACCGCAGGTTGGAAAAAATATCAAGACGATCACAAAGATTTTTTGAAAAAAATGGGCATTGGTAAGCGAATAGAACTCAAAGGTGTTGATGTAATAGACAATACACATAGACGTAAACAAGAATTGTCCAATGTCATATGTTCAAACGGTATCAAAAAAGATACCCCACAACTGACTGCTGAATCTGGTATCGCTGGTATCGTGACCACTCACAAATCAAATCTAATGCCTATACGTAAAGACAATAGGCAAGGTATGATTGATGCAGCAAATATGCGTAGATGATACGAGGATTAATATGTTTACAGTAGAACACGAATTTGACTATTCCACAGTAGTTATCATGGACAACGAAAATAATGCAGATGAGGTTGAAATTATATTTGATGAGGATCGTGTTTATATAAGACAGTATGATGATGAAGATGATTTTAATATTGTAGTGATAACTCCAAAAATGTTTGAGGAAATAATTGCTGCATATGATATGTCCGAAGGTTCATATGTGACTAGGTAATTGGAGATAATAGTTATGAATCTAGCAAGACACGCCAATAAAGTGATTAAAAATAATCCCAATATGATGATACCATATTACCTTATGGGAGCATATGCTTACTATGAAGAGTCTGACCCTATTTTCTCAGATAGTTACTTTGATAACCTAGCAAAAAACATCTTAAAAGAATGGGATAATGTGGAGCATTACCATAAACATTTGCTAGATAGAGAGGTGCTTGAAGCAGGAAGTTATCTTGGTCAATACCCCACAATTGTAATTGACGCACTGAAACATCTCAAAAGAAAAAAGAAATAACTTTAAAGAGGAAAAAATATGCTAATTTATGATGATATTAAACTTGACTATTCGGACGTTCTTATTCGACCAAAACGATCAACGCTAACATCTCGATTTGAAGTTGATATGTCAAGAAAATATGTATTCAAACACAGTGGTAAAAATTGGAAGGGTGTGCCAATTATGGCATCTAACATGGATACTGTTGGTACTTTTAATATGTCAAAATCTTTAAGTAATTATGATATGGTTACATGCATTGCTAAACATCACAATGCCGATGGGACTTGGAAAACAATCAACGATGCTTCGATGAGTAGTAATTTGTGTGTCATGGGTGGTATCTCCGATAAAGATATGAGCAATACTCAAGAGATTTACAAATCAAGTAAAGCATTTTTTCTGGGATTAGATGTTGCTAATGGTTACACAATTAGTTTTGTCGATGCAGTAAAAAGAATGCGAGACCTAGAACCCAACTCTACGATCATTGCTGGTAATGTTGTGAGTGCTGATATGACCCAAGAGTTAATTCTAGCGGGTGCTGATATTGTTAAAGTTGGTGTTGGACCAGGTTCTGTCTGTACAACACGAATTAAAACAGGAATTGGTATGCCACAGTTGAGCGCAGTTATTGAATGTGCCGATGCAGCGCATGGTATGGATGCTCATATCATTGCAGATGGTGGTTGCACTACTTCTGGAGATATGGTCAAAGCATTTGCTGCTGGTGCAGATTTTGTAATGATTGGTGGTATGCTTGCTGGTCATGATGAATGTGATGGTATTTTAGATAATGGCAAAATGAAATTTTATGGTATGGCGTCCGAATCTGCTATGGATCGTCACAGAGTGGGTAATAGGCAGTACCGTGGTGTTGAAGGTAAAACCGTCACAGTAGATCATAGAGGTCCAGTAGAACTAACTTTAATTGATATTCTCTCTGGTATTAGGTCTGCTTGTACTTATGTTGGTGCAAGTAAACTCAAAGATTTATCTAAATGTGCAACATTCGTAAGGGTAAATAATACACACAATACTGTATTTAATGGTTGACACCACAGTCAGGTTGCGATAATATGGTTATATAAAAGGAGATCACAATGAATCAGTTTATGAGTAATCTACTAGAAGCAATCGGAACTGAAGTATCTGGTTCCCACGGGGATAAACCTTTTCTTGGTCGTATCGTAGATTCGAAACCCAAGAGAGATTTTACAAGATGCGGCAAGTGGTTTGGAAAAGATATTCAAATTACTGTCGCGTGTGAAGACACTAATGAGTTATTTTTTATTGACGGTATCGCTCTACTGAATGGTAAAGATTCATCATTCTCTAATCTTCACGTTTATTTCTAAGGAGTAGAAATGACCTACATAGATACAAAGGTATATGAAATTTGTGCGGATGGTAAATTTTTAACTACCATCCGTGAAATTAGTGAATTTTGTGCTATCAATAAATTCAAAAACATGTATACATGTCCAGATGGTAAAATCACAGCAACATTATGGGAACCTAAAACATGAAATTTTCTGAACTAGAATTTGCGCCCATGTCACATGGCGGCAATCAAGCAATATTATATTTTGGTAGAAACTACGGTCTTTCTATTATAGATAATGGGTACGGTAGAGAAAGTGATCTGTATGAGGTCGGTACGTTGTTTGAGAAACAACTCGCCAATGTTTTACCATCACATACAGGTGATGATACGGTTGTAGGTAATTGTACTGAAGCGCATGTTGAAATGATTATCGAAGCAATGGAAAGAAAATCAGCATTATAAAAGGAATTATGTATGGGACTAGAAAACGAAAACTATGTATGGGAACCAGTTAAGCATATTGATAATGTGCGAATACAAATTCTACAAGAGGAAATAGAGTATTATAAAACACTCATTGAACCTCAAGATTGTGGATTTATTCATACGACAATAAATTTTTTAGAACAAAGAATAGAAAATCTTGCTGGTAAAAAGAAGGAATTTCCCTTCAAGTAACAGCAATTTTTACGGTATATTTTTTATAATTATTTAAAACTTTAAGGTATTTTATGTCAACATATAAGACCCGTTTATCTGACTCTATCGATATTATTAAAACTTTTGATAAAAATATTTGGAATAATCTTTCTGTAGAGAATAAAGATTGTAATAGTTCGACTGCAACTATTGTTGTTAGGTCTAATGATCGTCTTGTGGATAGAGGTTGTATATTAAACAACTTAGTTCAAGCAGGATATAATGCAAAGGTCAAGTCTAAGTCTGGGCAAGGTGTTGACCCAATATTCATTGAGGGTTTTAATAACCTTCATAGTAGACTAATTATTCTAATAAAACCTCTGGGTGGTGGCATGGGAGAAACGACTCTAAATGCATCTATTACAGAATTGTTTCCAGCAATTTGCTATGAACTAAACCATAATCCAGAGACAAATATATTAGAATTTTATGATTGGTTACTTAAAGTTAAAGTTGATGAATTGAAGTGCGTCAATCCAAAAGATGTACTCGCTGCTAAAGACACCATAGTCAAAGCAAAAAACTCTACAAAATTTACCGAAAAAATGATGAACGCTATCGGAGTTTATAAATATCTCAAAGAAGAGGGAAATAATAAACCTATCCACCAAGTCCACTGGGGATATAGGGCAAAACCAAATGGAGTTGATCCTAACCATCCTGGAGATATATTTTTAGAGTTTATGGACGGTTCCATACTAGGTGTATCTATTAAAGCAGGAGGAATTAATACTAAAGAACCTAAATTAAACACTTATGTCAATCCTATATTTACGGCATTTAAACAACATAAGAGAGTTTCTGCCTTGCGACGAAAACTTCATACGCAAGTCTATTCCAATATATTAGGGATGCCACCCTCTGGTTCATATGATAAATCCAAAAGACAAATCACTTCTCGACTCCTACTAGATTTAAATACAAATGACAACAGCAAATATGAAAAACTTTATGATAAACACTTAGATATTTGCCGTGGTGCTGTTACAGATTTATTTAATATGAATAAAAATGATACGTTAGATTATATCACCAAAGGAATTTTACGAAGTTATTCTGATGTACCAACTAAAGTAATTAAAGCAATAAATGATAATTTCGAAGAAATCACAGCAGATAATCAACTCATTTCATTTTTACCATGTGTGGAAAATATTGAATGTTACAAAAGCAAAAAATCTAAACAAAATTGGTTTATCGACTTGAAATCGAATCAAACAGTTGCTACTATGGAGATGTCTATAAGAACAAATAAATCTGGTGATGCTGGCGAGAAAAAACTTGGGCAATTTTTCAATCTTGCTGTTAAATACAACAACTTAAAAATAAGTTGACAACTCAAAAAATGTATGGTATAATTTTGTATATCATGAAAAGGAAAATAGATGCTAAGTAAATCAGAACTAATCGACCAACTTCAAACTGGAGTTTATGCAGTAACATTTACAAAAGTGAACGGTGAAAAGCGCAAACTGCACGGTACTCTAATGAGTGATATTCTTGGTGACATCACCTTATCTACAACTGAACAAATTGAATCTAGGGAAGACACTATTCCTGATGATCTTGACCGTATTTCGGTTTGGTGTCCTGACATTTCTGCTTGGAGAGCATTTAAACCGTCAAAACTAATTTCTTTTGAACGTCTACAAACAGCGCCAGAGCAAATGGTATGATCGTAATTGATCAATATATATTAAGTGCAATTGTAACGGTTGCACTTCTTATTTCCTATCGTATAGGATATAGGGCATCTGTTGAAAAAAGAGACGATCTTAGAGTCGAAAGGATTGTTGATCATACGGTAGATAAACTTTGTAATGAAGGTTATGTTGTTTATAAGAAACACGATGATGGTGAGGTGGAATTAATCCAATTGCCAGAGTGGGTCTTAGAAAAAGAGGACTTGACTTTTATTCAAAAATAGATTATAGTAATAAAAGTAAGCACTTATAGGAAAAAACACATGGCACAATTGAAAAAACGAAAAACATTTTCTCGCAAAACCCAAACAGGTTTTGCTGCTGCGCCAACAGATAATTTTCAGCATTTCAATGACTATGTACGCATTGAAGTTGATAAGAAAGATATTGCCAGCAAAGTAAAAAATCATGTGAAGGCAGCACTCTCTAAAGAAGATGCTAAGATAGCACTACAAGCACCTGATTGGGCAATCACACAATCTTCTGGTCTTGCAGCAACTATTGCATGGGCAGAACTAAAATTAGATTTCCCTTCTTGGTGGGATGCTGAGTCAGTTCTTAAAAAACAGATTAATGAAATTTTACGCCTTGGAAAAGAAAAGTCTCTAAATAAGAAAAATTACATTGGTGTTGTTGGAGCAAGTAGTCAAAGAAAATCACCAGCAGAAATTATAAAAGAGCGCACTAGCGATTTCATTGGTGGAATTGAATTGATCATTGATGATTGGAAAAATGAACAAGAATTTTCTATCTATAACGAGATGAAGAAACTTGATGTACCATATATCACTGCCAAGGCAACCTATGATCATTATATGCCATTGAAGGGCGAATTAGAAGAACTGGTTAATAAGAAAACTGCTGATCTGGTTGAGGGATATTCCCATATGAAGGTGGGTGATCGTAAAAAACATTTGAAGTTTGTGGACAACATCCTCACAGACATTGAAAAATATATGAACGCAAAAAAAGCAACTCGCAAACCACGCAAACCTGTAGTAAAATCAGCAGACAAACAAGTAACAAAAGTCCAATATCTAAAAGATTCTGCTGAGTTCAAACTGGCGTCTATTAATCCAACATCTATGATTGGCGCGATGAGAATTTATTTATTTAATGTTAAGACCAGAGCATTAACTGAATTGATATGTGAAAAGAGTTGTGGTTTTGTTGTGAAAGGTACGACCCTTCAAGGTGTTGACCTAGAAGCATCTAGGATCACTAGATTGCGTAAACCAGAAGTCTTCCTTCCAGTAGTGCTAAAAAAGACTTCAAATCAGATAAACAAAGAATGGTCTAGTCTCACCACAAAGACAACCACCGCAAATGGCAGAATTAATAAAGATACGATAATTTTAAGGGCAATGGATAAATGATAGAAAAAAACTTTATGAACAGGGCAAAGTTCAGTAAATTAATAGAAGAACAAGTAATTGACAAAAAACTAGGTTATATTGATGCTGTTGTTGAAGTATGCGGTATTACTGAACTGGAACCAGAAGACGTAAGTAAATTCATATCACCAGTAATAAAAGAAAAGATAGAAGCGGAGGCAATGAGTCTTAACTATTTACCCAAACAGAATGAATTGATTTTTGAATGATACGCTGGTATGATTATATAGCAATATCACTTATGTCGATAGTGATGTTGCCGTGTATATTGACAATATTACCACCTTCAATTAATCTAAATGCTCTTTTGGTTTTCATAGGTTTGAACGCAGTATGGGAAATGTATTGTGACAAAAGACTAAGTGTTGAAAAAAAATGACTGATAAAAGCATATATGAATTTTTAGAAAGTCTGGAAAGACCTGACAAATACACTAATATAGATCATACAACAGCACTAATCGATGAATATGGATTCAGTAAAGAATACGCTGAGAAAATTCGAAGTGAATGGGTATTAGAAGTTTTCAAAAGAATACCTTTCACTCCCGTGGAGAGTTAAAATGAGTGACAGAGAAGTTACCGAATTTATAGCAATGTTTAAAGGAGTACTACCAGACCCAGATCACTATCCAAAATCTTTCGACTATTATTATGAACTATATAAACATATCAAGGGGAAATGAATGTTTGAACTAATTATTATGATGATGCTATTTTCGAATAACAATCAAGAGTTTTTTGACGCTAGTCAAGCAAACATTAATGATGGAAAAACTTGGCAATATGTGGGCGCACAACCTGTACCAGAAGGTCATGTTGCACTTCCATCAGTAAATCCAGACACTGGTGAAGAGACCATTATCTTCCAGAGAAAATAATCTGATAAATATGGTTGACACACACACTAAATTATGATATAATACAGTTATACTAAAAATATTACAGCAATAATTCAGCATATATGGAGAACACAATATGTCTTTCGCAAATCTAAAACGTAATCGCGGTCAAATTGATCGTCTTACTGCCGCAGCAACTGCCCAATCCAGCACAACAAAATCCTACGTCGATGACCGTATGTGGAAACCCACGGTTGATAAACAGAATAATGGTTATGCCGTTATTCGATTCTTGCCAGATGGTCAAGAAAGTTCTGAAGTACATTTCGTGCGTTATTGGGATCATGCCTTTAAAGGTCCAACTGGCAAATGGTATATTGAAAAGTCTCTAACTTCGATTGATCAACAAGACCCTGTCGGAGAATACAATTCGAAACTCTGGAATAGTGGTATTGAATCTGATAAGGAAACAGCACGGCGTCAAAAGCGGCGACTGCACCATGTTTCAAATATTCTGGTAGTTTCTGATCCTGGAAATCCAGATAATGAAGGCAAGATTTTCATGTATCAATATGGTAAGAAAATCTTCGATAAACTTATGGATGCTTGGTCACCAGAGTTTGCGGATGAAACACCGATGAATCCATTTTGTATGTGGGAAGGTGCGGATTTTAAACTCAAAATTCGTGACGTTGAGGGTTATCGTAACTATGATAAATCTGAATTCTCAGCACCACGCCAAGTGTCGGAAAGTGATGAACGCCTAGAGGAAGTATACGACAAGTGTTATGATCTTTCAGAATTTACTGATGCGTCACAATATAAGTCTTATGCTGAACTCGAAACCAAGATGCGAAATGTTCTTGGTCAGACTGCACCAGAACCAACAATGGCGCAAACTGCTTCATTGGGTGAGGAAAAGGCACCAGCATTGGATGATAACATCCCAGACTATGCGCCAGCACCTAAAGCAGAACCAGCAGGCGAAGACAATACTATGGATTACTTCGCAAGTCTAGTTAATGAAGACTAGTCTCCATACATAGGAAATGCCCAGCGTAGCGCACTATCTGCTACGCTGGACAGACTACCACCGTTCAGCATAGTAGTGTTCTGTTGAACATTTGATGATGTAGAATTATCCATAATTACTGCGCCACCAGATACTTTACCACTATTCGCTTTTGCCAATTTCTCAGCATCAAGAACTTCGGTTTCCAATCGATTAGACAGTTGATCGAGTCTCTGATCTGTTTCTATCCGCATTCGTTGTGCTTCAGATTGATCGTCCTCTGTTCTGTCTAATGACCAATTCAAAAAAGTATCTCTTAGATTATTAACGCCACCTTCAAGGTCTGTACTAAAACCAATCGCGCCAGTTGCCATATCTGCTAAACTAGCAAAACTACCAGCAACACCTGAAAGCGAACCAGTAATACCTACTCCAATACTCTCAGTAAGAGTTTCTGGTTTAAATTTATTTAATGCTTCAGTAGCACCATTGATACCATCGTATGCTGCCATGCCAATCGCTAAGACTTGTCCTGCAATTGGAATTCCTCTTGCACCAGCAAGACCAATTTTTCCAAATTTAGCAAATTTACCTACGTTGGCAGACTCTGCCAGAGATAACGCACCCCCTGATATTTTACTTCCAAATTGAACACCTTTTTTACCACCACGGTTCATATCATATAAATCGTCACCAGCACCAAACAGATTTCCAAATTTCTGGAAAATTCCTCGTTTTCCACCTCGCGCTCGATTCTTCCCTTTACCTTTACCGTCACGATCAAGGTCGAGTCCACCGCCACTTAAAAGTTTTGATGCCAATGCCTTTGTAAGCGCAACCGTTGCAACAGTATTTGCAGAGATTGCTAATGTCATTGCCCCTTGGATAACTGTCCCAATGAGATTGATACCAACACTTAACCCAGCAATTCCTAGTCTCAATAATTTCAGTGGACTCAGCAACCCACCCAAAGCAACGGTTAATGCGAGAATTTCTGCGATGCCAAATTCTTTACCAATAAATTCTTTTATAGTATCTCTCAATGGTCCAAGACCTAAATCTTGTACTACACCTTCAAAAAATATTTTTGTCTCTTCCCACATGGTTTTCATACCATCAAGTGCTGTTTGAAGAGATGGAAATGCTGTAAGCATTTGATTCACTGCTTCTTTCAAGACCCCAAAAGCACCACCTTCAGCAAAAGCACCACCGATTGATTTCAAAGCACTAGTCATTGTTTCACCAAAGAGTGGCATACCAAAAAGTTCATCTGCTTTGTTATTGATTGCATCAAGTATACTGAAACCTGGGTCTATGCCCAACTTATCCCTAAATCTTGAAACTAGAAATGCAACTGCACCACCAGCAAGAACTGTCGCTAAAATTGCTCCAGTAAAACCACCAAATCCTTGCATAATTTCGGAAACATTCGCTAGGTTTCCCAGCAGTCCACCTTCTCTATTTCCAGACCGCGAAACACCTTTTTTGGCAAGAACTCCACCAACCTTTTTTCTATCACGTTTTTCTTCAATACCAGCAAGTTTTGCTTCTGCTTGGTTTGAAAGAAATTTAGAAAACATAGAAACTAAACTAGACATACTTTTGCCTATGTTTTTAATTTCGGATATTAATTTGGGATCAGTACCTTTACCAAAAAATTTACCAAATATATTTCCAAAGAATCCAAAAAACCCTCCAAATAACTTCTTAGTTCCTTCCCATGTTGCTTTTAGACTATCTCTTACAGATGTGAACGCTCTTATAAATGGTGATGTGAGAGTGGTGGCGAGTGCTGCGAAAGGTGCTGTAATGGCATTTGCTAGGTTTAATGTTAGCATCTTAGGCATCATTACCAACGATCTTGCCATATCAGTAAGACTTTTTAGACCAGGAATTCGTATGCCACCGCCCATTTTTTGGACAGACTTTTCTAAATTGGTGAAACCTTTTTTGATTTCATCAAGTGTTGATTTATTCAACTCCATACTTCTGAGGTTAATATCAGCAATATCTCTGCTGTTTATTTCTCTTACCTCATTTATCGTTGTTCCAAATGCCATTTTTTAATCCTAGTTCTACTGTTGCGCTCTTGCTCTATCATTTTCTGCTTCAACATGCTGTATCAATAATGTAATGTATATTTCTCTTTCCCAAGGCATCATATTATCAAGTTCTGTTAACGAATATTTGTGATCTTGCATCAATTGGAAATTGGTCTTATAATGACTTAATAGGTTATCATGGGAAAGAGCAATTAAAAAAAATCATCTAATCCTTCCAACGTAAAGTTGTTTGGATGTTTACATTTCGCACAATCAAAATTTACAGTTTCAGACAACTTTGGCATAGTCTGAATCCATTCTTTTACTTTATCAAATTGTGTTGATGAAAGTGATCCGATAAAATCTTGAATTTCATCTTGACTTTCATCAGAAAGGTCAAATCTTTCGTCGGTTGTCTCCAAAACTTTCATACATTTACTAATCATTTGAAAAGTCTTTACTGTGTCGCTTGTCGTATCATCTCTATCCGCATCCATAATAGATTTAAAATTAGGATAACCCATATGTAAGGTCATATCTTCAGTTATCGAAACTTCATTGGGTATAGCGTGTTCTGAAACTTCAACTTTTGATAGATCGATGGATACTGGGTTGTCTGCCTCACATTCCTCACATTTGATTGTAACGCTAGTGTTTTCTCCTACAGATTTTGATCTGAGTTTGAGAAACATATATTCAACATCAAAAGAAGTTAATTTGTTTTCATCAATCTCATCACCATCAACACATGCCATGATAGTATCAACAATTGCATTTACGGTTGCTTTTTTGTCTTCAGATTCCATTGCCAACATTAAGATTTTTTCTTCTTTAACAAGGTATGGTCTAAATCTGATTTTTGTCCCTGTTGATGGGACAGTCAATTCATATTTTGGTTTATCATTTAGTTTTGGTAGCGCCATTATTTACTTCTCCAATTTGTGTATGTCAAGGATAGACTCATCTCAACAAGACCGTCGAGATCATTCTGTAATTCAATATTGTTCATTGATGTTGGAAATGCGCCCTCAAGCACACATGTGTATACTTTTTCTGATCTAGGATTACTTAGTCCACCTGGAACAACAAGAGGGTTATTGATGGGATATGTGGTTTCACTGTTTATATGGGCAAGTTGATGTATCACCACTTCTTTAGCATAACCACTACCATCTTCTCGATTACCGTACTTATAACCCAATTCATAAGTATCGTTATTCACCGCTAAATTCATCCAACTTTCAATATATCTTTTTATATTGTAGTCGTTAGTTACATGAAATGATAAACTAATATCATCTACCACAAATGTATTAGCAACTTTTTCTGTTACAATTCCAATTACTCTGTCTGCTGTTGAAATTGATCTTGCTGGTAATTGAACATTTTTGCAAAGTATATTTAAATCCTCACCACTTATATTCACTCCAGGAATACGTGGCAGTTCTACGTGGAAAAGGTTTGATTTTGCAATTCCTTTTCTGATGGTACTTTTGAACTTTTCTATAGTTTGTACTGGGATCGTTTGCATTAGATCATACCTCTTGATATTTTATGCACTTTTGCTTGAGACATTTTTTGAAAATCAGCAGTCGGTAAAAAGGCAGCAATCTCCCATTCTGGCGCTGGAACCAAAGCAAATCGACTTCTTACATGATTTGCCAAGTAATGTTTATAGCAAGGTCTAAAGTATTTAAATTGTGCAGCACCTTGAAGTAGTTCATAAGACATTTTAAATTTAGTAGAATCGTTATATTTCTTATTATTTGTAATTTCTAACAAACTATCAAGAAATTTTGCACGTAAGGTCATAGGCAGATAGTGTAAATTTAATCCTGCAAAACCGCCTTTTGCTTTCCCAACTATGATTGTAAGAGGAAAACTATCATAGTATGGTAGTGTACTCTTGCCTTTTGGGTCATAGAAATACATGAACATCTTGCCAACTGCTGACCTATTTTGAAGTTTGAGTGACTCATCTTGCATGAGTTGATTTCTATTTAATTTACCCATTTTAGATGCTTTATCTCTAAACCAAGAAATTGATTCCTTAGTCCTAGGGGTAATACCCGCCCTAAATGCTTGTACTTCTAGATTTTGAAACAGATTAGACATGTGTATTCCCAAAGTTATTCAATGTTATTTATATGAAATTATAGACGTTTTAATTTTTTCAACTTTGGTAATGGTTTAAGTTGCTTGGGCATGATGCCCATTTTAGTCAATGTTTTTTCAGTCCAAATTTCGAACTTCCAACCTCTATCTTTAGCATATTGATCTGCTGCTTGCCATTTATTCATATTTTTAATATATGTCATACCCTCATTGATATAACGCTTAGTTTGTCGAGTTGGAATCTTAGGTGGTCTGGTTTGGGAATCTGGTTTTATTTCTATGAGATAAGTTTTATCATTCATCTTTATCTTTAAGTCCATAAAATACCTGTGATATTTTTTATCGACTTCATAGTAGTATGGAACTACCACTTCTTCAGATGACCATTCGGTAATCTGGGATTGACTGTCGCACCATTGAAAAGCATATCTTTCCCACCCAGAACGATATATTACGTTATCTGGGTCGCCTTTATACTTTTTACGGTTTTTTATTTTGTATTTGCCTTTATGTGTTCTCATTTTTCTCATATAAATAATGGTGTATCGAATGTATTTATGGAAAAAATAACATGCCAGGAACTAAACTAGAATTCCCACAGAACCATGCTGATCGTTATAAAGCAAGAATAAGATTTGAAACTCTGATAGTCGATCCTATTTCGGTAGGAAGTATCATGAATGCTCATGCTTCAAATTCCACTGATCCTGCAAATTATGGGGCAGTTGCACCAGAAGGATTTACAAAATTCTTAGACTTAGGTGGTTCTTTTTCTAATAAGATACAGTTCAATGATACAGAACTTTTAAGAAACCAAGTGAAACGAAGGTCTGGCGAAACTTGCCATCTCTATATGCCACCTTCAATACAAATACAAGACGGTGTTTCATATGAAAATGTGGAATTTGGGTCATTCGCAAGTGGTCTAAATCAGATATTAAATAGTGGATCAAATGCAACTGAGGCAGCACTCAAAGCAGTTACAGAATCCAGTATTTTTACAGATGCCGCAAAGATCGTAAGCAGCGAATTTCAAAGTCAAGACTTGGCGAGAGTGGGAATTTCAAAACTTGTAAACACATTTTCTCCAGCAGGAGTTTCTGGTGCTGTTCGATCATCTTTACAAACAACCCCCAATCCTAATATGAGAGCAATATTTAAAGCAGTTAATTTACGAGAATTTTCTTGGGCATTTAAACTTATTCCAAACTCACAAGAAGAATCAGAT